GTGCAGAAGTGCAGCCACAGGTAGGAAGGCTGTTCGTGTTTCCGTCATGGCTACAACACATGGTTTATCCTTTCTTCGGGAAAGGTGAACGGAGAACAGTGGCATCGAACTTGAATTGTTGGGAAGTAGAACCAGAACTGGCAACATGAGCAAAACGACAGTAGCTGAAGTAAACTCTAAAATAGAGAAGCATGAAGCCGTTTGTGCAGAACGTTGGCGAGAAACCATTTATAGAATCAAGAGACTAGAAATTTTAATCTTAACAACACTACTGTCCATTGTTGCAGGGATGGCTGGTATTTTATCAAAACAGGTGTTTTAAAGTGAAAGTATTGTGGATTTTTATACAAATAATAGTATGGATAATTGCTGTTTCTTCAATTATATCTGCTCTTTCTCCTTTTACAAAAAACACAAAAGATGATGCTTTTGTCGCAAAAATTCAAAAGGTTTTAGATCTTTTGGCCTTAAACTTTAATTTTTTTAAAAAATAATGAAAAATGCCCTACGCTCGTTATATATTCAAGCCCGGAATCAATCGTGAAGGGACAGATTACAGCAACGAAGGCGGTTGGTTTAACGGAAACCTCGTAAGATTCCGTCAAGGTCGTCCTGAAAAAATTGGTGGCTGGGAAAAAGCTACTACTAATACATATTTAGGCACAGGTCGTGCACTACACACTTGGGTCGATCTTTCTGGAACCCGCTATCTGGGGGTAGGAACAACTTTAAAATACTATGTAGAAAAAGGAGACTCCTTTAATGATATTACTCCGATTCGAGCCACCACAACTGCTGGGGATGTTACTTTTTCCGCGACCAATGGTGATGCAACCCTTACTGTTGCAGACACTGCACATGGCGCAGTTCAAAATGATTTTGTCACTTTTAGTGGTGCAGCAACTTTAGGCGGGTTGATTACAGCTACTGTATTAAACCAAGAATACCAGATTGCAACCATTGTCAATGCCAATAGTTATACAGTTGAAGCCAAGGACACAGACGGAGACACCGTTACTGCAAACAGTAGCGATAGCGGGAACGGTGGTTCTAGTGTGGTGGGCACATATCAAATTAATGTGGGTCTGGATGTTTACGTAGAAGGCTCTGGTTGGGGAGCAGGGCCGTGGGGAGACGGAACTTTTGGATCAGTTAGTGCTCTTTCTGAAACCAATCAATTACGCTTATGGTCACACGGCAATTTTGGAGAAGACTTGGTTATGAATCCAAGAGCAGGTGGTGTTTATTATTGGGACGAATCATCAGGTGTTACCGATAATAGAGCTGTCGCATTAAGTGCGTTGAGTGGCGCTAATTTAACTCCTACCAAAGCATTACAAGTTATGGTCTCAGAAAAAGACAGACATGTTATTTGCTTGGGAGCGGATCCTTTGAATGCGGGAGAAACAGCACGTACTGGTGCCATTGATCCAATGTTTGTTTGTTGGAGTGACCAAGAAAATGCGGCTGATTGGGAACCTAAATCAACTAATACTGCGGGTTCTTTAAGTCTATCATCTGGCTCAGAAATCATTGGAGGTCTTGGTTCAAGGGAAGAAACTTTAATTTGGACAGACAGTTCTATGTATAGTATGCAATTTGTCGGACCGCCTTATACTTTTGCAATTAATTTAGTGAACCAAGGAGTTGGTCTAATAGGACCAAAAGCTGCAATTAACACCCCTAAAGGTGTGTTTTGGATGGACAGAAAAGGCTTCTATGCCTATGGAGGAAGCATACAGCCTGTTCCATGTAGTGTACATTTTTATGTTTTTGATAACTTAAATGAAACTCAATCCTATAAGGTTTTTGCCTTTTTAAACAAACAATTTAATGAGGTTGGTTGGTTTTATCCATCAACTTCTGGAACAGAAATAGATAGCTATGTGACATATAATTATGAAGAAAATGTATGGAGTATAGGATCCCTAGCTCGTTTTGCATGGGTAGATGAAGGTATTGTTGCTTATCCAAGAGCTACTGGAACTGCTAATTCAAGCAACTATCTTTACAAACATGAAACTGGAAACGATGACGATGGTTCTCCAATGGATGATGTTTTTATAGAGTCCAGTGATTTTGATATTGATGACGGAGAATTTTTCTCCTTTATTCGTAGAATTATTCCAGATGTCAAATTTACCGGCGGAGGAGGAGATCAAACAATTAATTTTGTTATGAAGTCTCGTAACTTTCCGGGAGAAAGTTTAACTACAAATACGACACAGACAGTAACAAGCAGTACAAAAAAATTGAACACACGCTTACGAGCAAGACAAGCTGTTTTTCGTGTAGAGTCAGATGACGATAATACAGATGCAACTCGTTTAGGTGTGGGCTGGAGACTTGGCGATACACGTATGGAAATCAGACCTGATGGTAAAAGATAATGGCAAAATTATTAGAAACTAGATTACCTTTAGCGAGTGGTCTTGTGTCTCCAGAAACATACAATCGTATGATTAGAATTCTTGAGATTAATTTAAACAGATTTGATCCTACAGCTACTCCTGAATATACAGAAACCGTTAAAGGTCAAAACCAGTTTAATGCTGGAGATATAATATGGAACACGACCAGAGGTACATTACAGGTGTATACTGGAGCACTCTGGAAAGACGTTTCTACAAGAACGAGTGAAGTTGGTTTGGAAGGAACGGGTTCCGTAGGAACCTTGACAGTAGCCACAAATGGGTCAACAAGTATATTATTAGCATAAAATGCCTATAAGAAAAGTAAATGGAGGATGGAAAATAGACAACGTAGCTGGTGTGTCCTCAACTAGAGCAAAAGCGTTGAAACGATTAAAAGCGATAAAAGCGAGACAAAAGAAAAAATGATGCAAGCATTAAAATTGATTGGCAAACTCGGCTCAACTTTTCTTAAAGGAAAGATAGCACGAGGAGAAGCGAAAGCTGCAAACGCTGCTTCATGGGAACAAGAAGCCATGAAGAACAGTGCAACAAGCTGGAAAGACGAGTATATTTTACTCTTGTTTTCCATTCCATTAATTATGTGCTTTATTCCATCGGCTGTTCCTTATGTTAAGGAAGGCTTTTTGGTTTTAGACACAATGCCTGATTGGTATAAAGTAACTTTATCTGTAATTGTAGCTGCTTCTTTTGGAGTGCGCTCAGTTATTGGTTTTATGAATAGGACAAATAACAATGGCTAGAATGGGAGATCTAAGCGGACCACCAAACACAACTACTGTGATTGGAAGTAGCGGATTGCCTTCTGCTGGAAGGCAAATGGATCCCGCGATAAAAAGGCTTATGATGAACATAGCAAAAGTTAGGATTATGAGTGATCCTAAACTGAGAGATGCTGTCTATGGTTTGCAGTTTGCTAGGAATCCCAGTAAGCAAGCAGGAGCAAGTTTATTGAGGAATGTGCTCACGCCCAAGATACAACGAGCGGGCATTATGAGCTTGCTTAAAAAACATGGACCATCGGCCTTGTACGCTTTGACTAATAGAGGCGGAGCTTTTGGTCTAGGAACAGGCGGTCCTTTGGGACAAGGGGTATTACCAAGTCTTGCAATGAGACCTCTTAATACAATAGGTAGAATGAAATTTGCTGCTGCCAATCCTTTGCTTGGTTTACTTATGGCGGGGCTGAACAAAGCTTCGCCACAGATAGCAGGACAAACAGGTCCTCTTGGAGGAAGCGTTGGTCCACAGCTTGCAAATCTGTTCGCTCCGTTGTTTGGAGGAAGAAACACCGCGACTGCGCAGAGAGACCTTGGTACAGGAATATTGGGGGGAACAATGGGACCAAGAATGAAAAACTTCTTCGGCAACTTATTTGGCTCTGGCGGAGGTGGAGGCGGAGGAAAATCACGTATTGAAGAAATTGACATGTCCGAAATACCGGTCAAAAAAAAAATAAGTGACAGAGGAATTCAGGAAATTGAAAGAAAAATCGATCCATGGAGTAATCTTGGGGGTATGCATGGGCAAGGCTATGTCCCTCAAGGGGCTTACGGTGGATCCTCAAGTGCCTTTAGAAGAGGAAAGTGATAGAATGAAAATAATTATGCATAACGGAGACTCACATGGGCTGGCTTGATGATCTAACTGCCCCAGATATTTTTGGCGAAAGCATTGGTGGAAACAGTGTGTGGGATGATTACTCTCCTAGTCCTACTGTACCAAGTGTTACATATGATGAACCAAGTGGTGTCGGGTCACTTTTTGGTGACTTAGGAACCACTGATGTTAGTTTTTGGGATATGTTGGGCGACGACTGGTCCATTCCTGTAGGTTCGGAAACAGGGGACGATTTTACAGTTGATGATATTACTTATGGAGACGACTGGCTCAGTGATTTTTGGGGCGATATGGGGGACGATTGGTGGACTCCTGTAGGTTCGGAAACAGGGGATCCTATTACGGGAGTAAATTACGGAGACTATTTCCTTGATGATCTTTTCGACGCATTTGGCGGAGGTGATTTACCAGAAGCAACATATGATCCAGTAACGGGAGTAGGAACAGGAACAGGAACAGGAACAGGAACAGGAACAGGAACAGGAACAGGAACAGGAACAGGAACGGGAACAGACGAAGACCCAGAAACTGGACCCTTTGGAGGTCAATTTGGTCCTTGGTTAAGAAATCTTTTCTTAGGATCAGGTGAAGGCGGAGGCGGTATACTGGGCACCCTCCTTGGCGGAGGCGGTGAAGGCGGAGGACTTGGAGGCTTATTCGGTAGCAATCCACTAATGGCTTTTTTGATGGCTAAGTCTTTGATGAAGGACGAACAAACTCCCTCTAGTCTAGTTCCCATAGGACAACAAGCTTATGGTGCACCTGAGGCTTACAATATGCCCGATTACAGAGTAACGAATTTAGAACCCGCTTTAATGCCGGGAGTAGGTTACGCTAATATGGCTCAACCTCAACAACCAATAGGCATGGAGCAAGGTGGACTAGCTGGACTAATGGAACTTATGATTCCATCGGCTAATGCAGAAATAGTTACAGGCATAGGTGAACTTCCCGGACGCAGTCCTTGGTATAGCATTATTAG